TCTGTCATATTAAGATTAGTAGCATCAAACTTAAATAGTTTAGAAGCACCACCACCAAATAACTGAACTGTATCACCAATCTTACCTACAAATACATTGTTAAGGCTTTCACTAGCTGCATTAGATAAATTAGATGCACTAGGAAATGGAGCATAACCAGCTAAAACAGGAACAACATTTTTAGCGTCATTAAGACTTTCACCAATAGCTGGCTGGTCTGGCTTCCATTCTGTAAATTGTAATCTGCGTATAGGCATATTAAGCCTTCATAATAAATGCTAGTGCAAAGTAAGGAGGTAAGTTCTGGTTTGTACCACTAGAACCTGTTGTACTAATTCCTACAGAAATTCCTGTAACTGCTGTATTTGTAGCCATGCTAGGAGTTCTTGAACTACCTGCATCTGTTGTACCAGCACCGCCATTATCATTACCAGCTTGTGCTGATGTAGAGTTTGGTAATGTATGTGAGTGACCAGCGTCAGTAACTGTTGCAGTATGGGTATGGCTTACTGTAATAGCGTCTTTAGTACCACCAGTTTGTGTATTAGCACCTGTAATAGTTGAGTATGCAACACTAGATGTATCTGAATATGCACCAATAATAAATCTATTGCGTAAATCTGGAGTACTATTAGAACCATTACATAAATACCATCCACTAGGAATAGTAGCAATAGTGCCTGACCACATTAAAATCATACCAGAAGTAAATGTAACAACTGAACCCCAAGATGCTACAGAACCGTCTGTGGTTAAATATTTACCAGAGTTACTTGTTTGTGTAGGCAATAAAGCATTAATAGCTAAAGCAACAGTAGTCTGTCCTGTACCACCAGATAATACTGGTAATGTATCACCACTTGTTCCACCCTGCCATCCTTTTAGATGTGACATTAATGCACGAATAGCATTATTAATGCCAGAAGGTGAGCAACCCTCATCTATGTTAATACTGTTAATGTCAGTATTATTCCCTGCGGTTACGTCATATTCACTAATTTTGGTTTTTGCCATTTGTTTTCCTTAATATTAACCTTGACGAAGCCAAGTATTATCACCTGATGCGACATCTGTCCATGTATTACTACCTGTTCCTACGTCTGTCCATGTTTCTGTACCTACTGCAAAATTATTCCATTCATCGCCTATAATACGACCATTTGCTGTAATAGTTGCGTTAGCATTTATAATACCACGACCACTATAACGTGCGTTTGCTAATCCTGTGACATAAGCATAACCGTTTATAATGCCTCTAGCTGAATAGTTGACATTACTTAATGCTGTAACTGTAGAAAGACCATTTATAGCTGCATTAGCTAGTCTAATTCTTAATCCATTAGCTGTAACTGTACCAGTACCATTTATAGCACCATTGAAAGACATAATACGGTAAGCATTAGCCCTTGCAAGAGCAGTACCGTTTATAGTGCCATTAAAACTTAATGTTCTGTAAGCTAAAGCACTTACATTAGCTGTGCCATTTATACGAGCAAAAGCTGAATATATTTCGTTAGGGTATGCAGTAACGTAAGCATAGCCATTAATTGCAGATGATATAGAATAACTTACACTAGATGCACCTGTTACATAAGCGTAACCATTAATTTGTGCAGAAGCACGAAAGGATGGGTCTTTATAGCCTAAGTCACTTATAGGTGCTTCTGATATGGCACTAAAGCCTAACATTAGTTAGCCCATGATAATGGTTGTGCTGTAGGTGTGACAGGTGGGTTAGCTTTTGAAACTATACTGCCTGCAATCGTATTTTCATAACTTACTACACCATCTTCACCTAAAATCTTTTTAATCCAACCTACGACTTGTTCTTCTGTTAGGTCAGCATAAGGTGTGAAGTTAGGGTCGTCAGCAGATATAGTGAATTGTGTTGTGTTGCTACCTAATGTTTCTGAGTATGTGCCATCTGTGCCTGATACAGACCATTGTGCTAATACTACGACATCTGTTTGACCTTCTACCATTGGTAGAGTGTACATAGATGTTACTGACCATGTGTATGTTATTGCCATGTTTTAACCTTTAGTAAGATGGATACCACTTAGTTGTTGTTGCATCATAAGTAAGTATGAGAGCTTTACCTACGACTGCTGTAGTTGCTAGTGCTATATTTCCTAGAATACTTGTCATAAATACTCCAGTAGGAATAAGTGTAATTGAGCCACCACCTGCTGATATAGGTGCAGGAGCTGTAATAGTATCTATGGTTGTTGTACCTGATACAAAAGATATTGGTTTAGTAGGTGCTATAGTTGCAGCAGAAGCTATTGTAGGTGCAGCAGAAGTATAACCAGTAATAAGTGGAGCTAACCTTAAACTTGTGCAAGAACTATTACCAAGCGTAATTTCATTAGACACGCCTGCAGCAGATGCAGCAGCGTTATAACCTATGATGATGTTGTTAGAACCTGTGGTTAAATCATTTGTACCTGATTTAGCAGCAGAACGACCAATAATAGTATTTTGTGTACCTGTAGATACAGATGCACCAGCAGCCCAACCTAAAGCAGTGTTATCAGATGCAGTGTTTAATGTTAAAGCTCCTGAACCCATAGCTGTATTTTGAGAGCCAGTAATATTTGCATTTAAAGCAGAATTAACAGAGCCTGAATGTACTCCACCTACACCAACATTGCCTACACCAGTTGTAGTATTTAGTAATGTTTGGTAACCTATTGCGGTATTACTGCCACCAGTTGTAGCTTTACCTAATGCACCATTTCCTATTGCAGTATTAAATGAAGATGTGGTATTAGCACTTAAAGCATTAAATCCACCTGAATCACCAGCACCAATAGCAGTATTATATTGCCCAGTAGAATTAGTTTTTAATGCCCCAGTACCAACAGCAGTATTGCTTACTCCTGATTGTAATGTAGCAACAGGAACAGTAAATCCTGAACCACCAGCTGCAAAACCTGCTGTTACCATAGCGGCAGATGTTACTGTTAATACTGTCGTAGTGTCTTTAAATCCTACACCATTAGTTACTAAAGTAGCAGCAGTAATAACACCACTTGTAACTGTAATAGATAGGGTTGGGTATGTAGTAGCTGCTGTTCCTGAAGATAAAGATGCTTGTACTGTGAATGGTCCACCTGAAGCACCACCATTGTATCCAGTACCACCTACAATTGTTCCTAGTGTTGCTACATTGGTTGTATTAGCCGCTAATGCACTGAGACCAATACCAGTATTATTACTACCTAAAACATTAGCAGCTAAAGCACTTACGCCTACTGCTGTGTTAGATGAAGCTGTAGTATTAGCAGTTAATGCGTTAGTACCTACTGCTACATTATTTACGCCTGTTGTATTCTGTCTATTTGCAAAATATCCAACTGCTGTATTTGCACCACCCGTAGTATTAAGTTGTAATGCAGCATATCCTATTGCTGTGGCTTGATTGCTTGTAGTATTAGAATTTAAAGCAACTGCACCTACCGCTGTGTTAGTTATACCTGTAGTATTTGCAGTTAAAGCACCCTGACCAACAGCTGTGTTATTAGTACCTGTTCCAAAAGTAGCTACAGGGATACTAAAGCCACTTCCTGTTCCACCTATAAGAGCTGCTGCTACTGTTAAAACTGTAGCTGTTGTAACTGATGCACCTACACCATTGGTGACTAATGTTACTGCTGTCACTGCACCACCTGATACTGTAACATCGACTGTTGGGTATGTAGTGAATGTAGCACCTGATACTGGTGTCATAGCTACGGCAGAGTATGTACCATTGGTATATCCTGAACCGCCTGTGATTGAACCTAGTGTAGCTACGGCTGTGGTGTTGTTATAAAGAGCAGAATATCCTATGCTTGTATTATTTGAACCTGTAGTATTATTATAAAGTGCGTTATGTCCATAACCTGTATTTTGACCACCTGTAGTATTGTAGAATAATGTTCTTTGACCAGTAGCATTATTACTTCCACCTGTAGTATTGTAATTTAATGCTTGATATCCAATAGCAACATTAGAACCACCTGTAGTATTAAATTGAAGTGCATTAAAACCTATAGCTACTCCATTATTACCTGATGTATTTGTAACTAAAGCAGAAGAGCCTATAGCTATATTATTACCA